GAAGCACTTCGAGACCGACTCGCCGAGACCATCGACTCGCCGATGACGACCGGAGCCGAGCTCGCATCTCTTGCGCGCCAGCTTGTGATCGTGACCGAGCTCCTCGATGCCATTAACGAAGGGGCGGAGGTCAACCTTGTCGACTCTCTCGCCGCCCGACGTGCTCAAAGGGTCGCAAACTCCGACCCATCTGGTCATCCCTCCGACGGCAGTCAGCTCGGCGGGAGCTGAAGCTGTCGAGTTAGCTGCCAGCGCTGGGCTCATCTTGGACCCGTGGCAAGAACTCGCCCTCGATGCGGCTCTCTCGGAGCGCTCCGACGGGCAGTGGGCAGCCTCTGAAGTTGGTCTCATCGTCCCGAGACAGAACGGGAAGTCCGCAGTCCTCGAAGCGCGTGAGCTCGCCGGTCTTTTCATCCTCGGCGAGGAGCTCATCGTCCACACTGCGCACAACTTCGGAACAGCGAAGGAGTGCTTCTACAGACTCCGCCACATGATCGATTCGACGGCGGATCTCTCTCGGCTTGTCCGCAGAGTGACCACGGCGAACGGCGACGTCGGCATCGAGCTCACTTCTGGGGCTCGCCTCAAGTACCTGGCACGAACTCCCGGCTCGGGTCGAGGCTTCTCAGCCGACTGCGTGATCTTCGACGAGGCCTATCGGCTGCCCGCTGCGATGCTCGCCGCCATGATGCCGACCTTATCGGCCCGAAAGAACCCGCAAGTCTGGTACGCGACGAGCTCGCCGGCCGAGATTGACGAGCAATCTGAGCACATACGTCGGACGAAACTCCGCTCCTCGGAACAAGATCCCGGCGCTCTGTGCTGGATCGAGTGGTGCGGCGACCTGAGAGATGACCCGTCGGACCCTGCAGTCTGGGCGAAGACGAACCCAGCGCTCGGAATCCGCATCAGTCCCGAGGCTATCGACCGAGCCCTTCGCACTCTCCCGCCTCAAGACTTCGCAGTCGAGCACCTCGGAATATGGAAGACCCAGAGCCTAAGCGCCAAGATCCCGCTCCACATCTGGGAGGCGCTCAAGGTTGACGAGTCTCCAGGCACCGAGGGCGTGACCTTCGGCCTCGATATTCCACCTGATCGCTCCTCGGCTTCGGTCGCAGCGTGTGCTCCAGACGGCGAGAACGGCTTCTCGGTCGAGCTCGCTGACCGTCGACCCGGCACCGACTGGCTCATTCATCGCTGCATTGAACTCTCGGACCGCTATCCCGGCAGCAGTTTCGTCGTCGATAGCTTCGGCCCGGCTGGAAGTTTCGTCAACGAACTGCAGAATCTCGGGCTCCGAGTGATCTCGACGAACACAAGAGAGTACTCACAAGCCTGCACTCATCTCTTCGATCTCGTCATGGCGAAGAGAGTCACTCACACCGGCCAGCCCGAGCTCATCGCTGCGGTCATGGGAGCGAAGACAAGAGCGCTCGGTGACTCATGGGCATGGTCGAGGACGAGCTCCTCGGTCGACATCGCTCCGCTAGTGGCAGCGACTCTCGCCCTCTGGGGCTGCTCGCAGGTGAGCGCAACGCCTGAACCAACGCCAGCGCCTGTCTTCGCTTACTAGGAGAACGCATACATGAAGAACATTCTCTCGACCTCTCTAGAGATCATCGGCATCGTGGCCGTCGTCCTCGCTCTTTTTATTGTCGCCCCAGCTCTCGGCCTGGCTGCTCTTGGCGTCGTGGTATTTCTGGCCGGCTTCATGATTGACGGCGACTGATATGGGTCTATTCAGACCACAGCGCGAGGAGCGCGCGATCTCGTTTCAGTCGATCTGGGGCTCGGGCGGAGACTTCCATCCAGACAAGAACTACACCCTCACCGACGGGCTACGCCTCTCGGCGGTTATCGCGTGCATCAACCTACGCGCCAGCACCATCGCACAGCTCCCGCTTGTCGCATATCAGACCGACGCCGCTGGCCTGCAGCAGCCGGTCGCCATCCAGCCTCGCCTGATCGAGGCACCATCGAAGCTCCCGAGGTCGTTCTGGCTGCGGCAGATGTCGATGAGCCGAGACCTCTATGGCAACGCATGGGGCGCGATCACCGGCAGAGACGCCGCCGGCTACGCGTCAAGCGTCGAATGGCTCAACCCTGTCAGCGTTCAAGTCGTCGACGCCTCCTCGGTCGGTCGAGCTCAGGTCCGCTACAACGGCCAGCCCTTCAACCTCGACGACCTGCTCGTCGTGCCCGGCTTCCCGGTACCTGGTCAGCAGTTCGGTATCGCACCTCTTGAGAGCTCCGGCCTCATCGAGCTCTCATCGAGGGCGCAGGAGTTCGGCTCCGAATGGTTCGCAAACGGCGCAGTCCCAAGCTCGATCATCTACGCCGACCAAGAACTCACCGCCGAGCAGGCCTCTCAGATCCGCTCAAGCATCACCTCGTCATGGAAGAAGCGCCGCCCGGCAGTCGTCGGAGCGGGCTTAAAGTACGAGAGCATTGACGTCAACGCCGACGAGAGCCAGTTCCTAGAGACCAAGCGGACCTGCGCCATCGAGATTTGTCAGGTCTTCGGAGTCCCGCCCGAGAAGATCGGAGTCGCTTCGAGCGGCTCCTCGGTCACCTATGCGAACCGAGAGCAGCAGGCTCAGCAGTTCCTAGTCGACTCAATAAACGCCGACCTAGTGCTCATTCAAGAGGTCCTCACCGCTGCAGTCCCGCAGCCGCAGTACGTCCGATTCAACACCGGAGCACTGCTCCGCTCGGACCTGCAAACCCGCTACGCCAGCTATGCGACCGCCCTCGCTGCTGGCTTCTTGACCGTCAACGAAGTCAGAGAACTCGAAGATCGGCCTCCTCTGGCCGACGTGAAAGCGAGCCCGAATGCATGAACTGCGAGCGAATAAGGACCGCCCCGAACTGCGGACCGCCGAAAACTCTCAACCTTCACTAGAGGGTTACGGTGCGACTTTTGAGCGCCTGAGCCAGAACCTCGGAGGCTTCGTCGAGATCATCGACCCTCAAGCCTTCACGGACACCCTGCGCCATGCCGATAGAAATATCATCGGAGCGTTCAATCACGACATGAGCCTGCTCTTGGCTACGACAGACTCAGGCACGCTGGAGCTCGGCATCGACGAGACCGGCCTCCGCTACGCCATGCAGCTCGACGTGACCGACCCAGACGCTCAGCGCGTCATGGCGAAGGTCAGAGCTGGCAAGGTGCGCGGCTCGTCTTTCAGCTTCTCGACGCTGGCCGACTCCTGGACAACTACCGAGGAGGGCTTCCCGCTGCGCCGCCTAGAGGCAGTGCAGCTCTATGAGCTCGGCCCAGTCTCCTCGCCCGCTTACCGTTCAACAGAGGAGGCCGGCAACGCTGTCGCGCTGCGCTCCCTCTCTCAATTCGTAGACCTGCCATTCGAGCAGGTCTCCGAGGCTGCCCGCTTGGGCACGCTAGACCACCTCATCCTTCGAGATGTCCGCTCGGACGTTCCAGACGAGGACGAGCCACAAGAGCCAGAGACCCCCAGTGAACCTGACGTCTCGCCCTCTAAGCGGACAGGTCGCCGCAACCCGCCAACCCGCTGAGCTCGCGCGAAACGCACCTCGGCACCGTTAACGCATTACCCGCCGGCAACAACGTCGACGGACAACTCAAACACAGAACGGAGGATTCATTATGAATCCAGAAATTAAGCGCCTCGTAGAGGCACGAAACAAAGCATGGGCCGAGATGCGCGCCCTTTCCGATCACGTCGCAGCCGAAGGCCGTGAGTTTTCAGGTGAAGAGGAGATCCAGTGGGCAAAGGGTAACGCCGACCTTGACGCACTCGACGCCCGCCTGAACTCGATCATCGAGCTTGAGCAGCGCAACGCTGACATCGAAGCAACCCTCGGACGCTTCGCACCATCGGAAGCTCCAGCGGAAGTCAAGGTCTCCGACTCTGACATGCTGCGCTCCCTCGCAAGTGGCGAGCGTCGCTTCGCTGAGTTCGGCCCAGAGGCCGCTGAGAAGCGGACCCTCTCGAAGCTGTCCGCAGGCGCTGGAGCGAACACCGTCCCAACGTCCTTCTACGACCAGCTCATCGTCGCCCTCAAGGAAAACTCGACGGTCATGGCTGCGAACGCCATGCTCATCGAGACCGCCGGCGGCGAAGGCCTCCAGGTACCGACCGCAGCTTCTGGCTCCTTCCCTACAGCGGCCCTCGTCGCAGAGGCTGGCACCATCGGAGCATCGGACCCGGCCTTCGGTCAGGTCACCCTCGGGGCGTACAAGTACGCATTCCTCACACAGGTCAGCTCTGAGCTGCTCTCCGACGCTGCAGTCAACATCGAGGCCTTCTTGGCTCAGGTTGGCGGACAGGCTCTCGGGAACGGCTTCGGCGCTGCGACCATTACCGGCACCGGCTCATCCCAGCCAGTCGGCATCGCTGGCTCTGCAGGCTTCGCCACCGTCGCCTCGGCTTCTGGTTCAGCCGCTGCGGGCTTCTTGCTCAATGACGTGCTGACCCTGATGCACTCCATTACTCGGCCTTACCGTGAGAACGCCAGCTTCATCTGCAACGACTCCGTCATGCTGACGCTGCGCAAGTTGCGCGATCTGTCCGGCGGCGCTGGCACTGGTCAGTACCTCTGGCAGCCATCGAACCAAGCAGGCACGCCTGACTTGCTTCTCGGCAAGCCGATCTACACCGACCCGAACATGCCAACCGTGACAACCACGGCCGGCAAGGGTCTCGCATTCGGTGACTGGGGACGTGGAGTTATGGTCCGCATCGCCGGCGGCGTTCGCGTTGAGTCCAGCCAGGACTACGCATTCAACACCGACCTGAACACCTTCCGCTTCATCATGCGCGGAGATTCTCAGATCATCGACGCGGCAGCAGCTCGGGTGCTCACCTATCTGACCTAATCCGTTAGCTGAAGGGCGCACGCTGGGCCTCGGTCCAGTGTGCGCCTCAAGGCATTATCGAAAGGGGCACAGATGCCCGCTATCCGTTTACAGATCGCAGCGTCCGGCTTTGAGTCCGGCGCAGTCGTCGAGGCCGACAAGGCCACAGCCGACAACCTCATCATGAACAACTTCGCTACACGCGCCGACAAGGACGAGATCGTCGTCGGCACACTGGAGACCGCTTCGGTCGATCTCAGCGTGGAGAACGCAGCACTAGCGACACCACGCGGCCGCAAGCCTAAAGCCTCCTAAAGATGCACAGGGACGTTCTGGAGTGGGTTCAGAGGTGGGCAACCTCTGGGCCGAAGAACGTCCTTGATGTCGGCGGGCGAGACATTAACGGTCACGGGCGCTATCTCTTCGACTCGACCTCGACCTTCGAGATCATCGACCTCGTCGAGGCTCCCGAGGTGACATGGGTCGGCGACGTCTTGGACTTCGCCTCAGTCGAAACCTTCGACGTCGCCCTCTACCTTGAGGTGGCCGAGCACACTGCCGAATGGCCCGAGCACATCCGCCACATTTCGCACCTGGTCGACCCTCACGGCGGCCTCTTCGTCTTTACCGCTGCAGGTTACGGCCGAGCACCTCACTCAGCAGCCGACGGCGGACGCCTGCAGCCGGGCGAGCACTACCAGAACATAGCCCCAGACGCGCTCGCTGCAGTGCTGGAGAGCTGCTTCTCGAAGCACGTTCTCGACATTCACGGCGAAGACGTCCGAGCGGCGGCATGGAGATGACCGAATGACCATCACGAACGGCTACATCACAAGCGCCGAGGCTCAGGCCTATACGGGCGTCAACCTCGTCGGCTCGACAGCACTGCTTGACGATGTCGTCACGGCGTCGAGTCGCCTGATCGACGAGCACTGTGGCCGCCACTTCTACTCCGAGACATCCATTCGCTACTTCGACACCGATGATTCTCAGATGCTCACGCTCGGAGCGTTTAACGATCTGACCTCGGCGACCTCGATCACCGAGGACACCGACGGAGACGGACTCTATGCCACGACCTACTCGGCGAGCGAGTACCAGCTCGGCCCAGTCGGAGCAGCGACGAGAGCTCCGATAGCTGAGCCGTTCACCGAACTCAGGCTCCTCGATAACGTCACCTTCTCGGTCGTCGTCCCGACTGGCCGGCGTGGACTCATCAAGATTAACGGGACATGGGGCTGGCCTGCAGTCCCGGTCGAAGTCAAGCAAGCCTGTCGGATCATCGTCGCCGAGGTCATGAAGCTGGAGTCCGCTCCGCTCGGGATCGTCGGCTTCGCAGACTTCGGCGTGACTCGGGTCTCGAAGTCAATGAGCCCTCGGGCGGTCCAGATGCTGCAGCCTTATCGCCACGGCGGGAACTTCGGCATCGCGTGAGCGAGATCACGAACGGCGAGATCCGAGACGCTATCGCCTCGGCGCTTTCAACCTGTCCAGGAATAAACATCTACCGCTTCCCGCCTGAGGACATCGCAGCGCCGGCCGTCTTCGTCGCTGGCTTCACGATCCGCCCGCTCAGCTTCGACGGCTACCGAGAGACCTCGGTCGACGTCACCGTCATGGTCTCGCACCGTCACGTCGACCAGCTCGCCCTCCTCGATGCGATGCTCGACAGTGAGGGCAGCTCCTCAATCGTCGCCGCCATCGACGCCGCAGCGAGCCCAGACGTCAACCTTCGAGTGAACACCATCGGGAACTACCGAGAGGTCAGCATCGCAGACGTCCCCTATTACGCCGCCGATATAACCGTCGAGGTCTTGACCTAATGGCAACAACGAACAGCGCTCAGCTCTTCGGGCAAAGAATCATTAACTACGGCGAGGCCATCGCCAACGCAAACAAGACCGCAGTGACTGCAGCGGCGATGGTCTACAAGGGCTCCATTCTTGCTTCTGGTGCAAAGTTTACCGGCGGCGACCTCCGCTTCTCACGCTGGAAGGGGAAGCAGGGCCCGAGGCTCGGAGCAGGCTTCGAGGTCACCGGCAAAATCAACGCTACAGCCCTCATCGAGGCGAAGCCGATGGGCATCTGGAAGGTCCTAGAGTTCGGCTCGCCTGCACACGTCATGACTCCGAAGTCAAAGCGACGAGCCGGGGCGAAGGCTCTGCACATGGGAAGCGGCCCGCTCTTCTACGCCCGAGTCAACCATCCAGGCCGCAAGGGCACGAACGCCTGGACCCTCGGATCAAAGGCCGGCGAGCCCGGCGCAATTCAGGCTTACAAGCGGACACAGATCCTCGCCCTCGCAGAGGCCAACTGAGTGCGCGTTCTGCTCGTCCATCCCGGCCCGAGCTTCTCTGTTCAGGATGTCTACGACGGCTGGGCTGAAGGCTTCGAGACTCTCGGTCATGAGGTCGCCCATTACAACCTCGGCGAGCGCCTGACGTGGGGCGGGATTGCTCACCTCTCCAAGACCGACGGGACATTCATCCGAGCGTTTAACGAGCCCGAGGACGTCTATCAGTTCGCTCTCAGC